AAGCATATAAAGAATTATTACCAGCAGGCGGTCCAGTAAAATGTAATGTTGTTGGAGACATGACTACAGAAGTAGAACAACAAGCACAACGTGTAAAAGAGTACATGAACTATCTAATTACAGATGAGATGGAAGACTACGATCCTGACATGGATCAGTTATTATTTTATTTACCATTAGCAGGGTCAAGTTTTAAAAAAGTTTACTATGATGCAGACTTAGCAAGACCAGTTGCAAAGTTTGTACCGGCAGAAGATTTAGTTGTACCGTATCTTTCAACAGATTTAGATACCTGTGAAAGAGTTACACACATTGTAAAAATGACAAGCAATGATTTAAGGAAGGCTCAGTTTGCAGGGTTCTATAGAGACGTTGAACTAAATGATCCGTACGAGGAAGAATCAAAAACACAAGAAAAATATAATGACATACAAGGTGAAACCAAACCTGCTAACACAGACATCTATACTTTGTTAGAGATACACTGTGATTTAGATATTCCGGGTTTTGAAGACATGGATCAAGGTGAACCTACAGGAATAAAGATTCCATACATAGTTACAATTGAAGAAGGTTCAGGAAAAGTTTTATCTATCTATCGTAACTACAGACAAGATGATCCAACAAAAAGAAAAACAGAATATTTTATTCATTACAAATTTTTACCGGGTTTAGGATTTTACGGATTTGGTTTAATACATATGCTCGGTGGTTTATCTAGAACTGCAACCGCAGCTCTTAGACAATTAATTGATGCAGGAACTTTATCAAACTTACCAGCAGGATTTAAAGCTAGAGGATTAAGAATACGTGATGATGATAATCCTATACAGCCAGGAGAGTTTAGAGATGTTGATGCACCATCAGGAGATTTACGAAACGGATTACTACCACTTCCATACAAAGGACCAGATCAAACTTTATTTGCATTATTAGGTTTTGTCGTAGATGCAGGAAGAAGATTTGCTGCGGTAGCTGACGCAAAATTAGGAGAAGGCTCACAAGCAAATCCAGTTGGTACAACTATGGCTTTATTAGAGCAAGGCTCAAAAGTCATGAGTGCTATTCACAAAAGATTACACTATGCACAGAAAAAAGAATTTAGAATACTAGCAAGAATAGTCGCAGAATTTTTACCTCCAGAATATCCATACATGGTTGCCGGTGGAAATAGACAAATTAAACAAACTGACTTCGACAATCGTGTAGATATTTTACCAGTTTCTGATCCAACGATCTTTTCTATGTCTCAACGTATTACGTTGGCACAAACACAATTACAACTTGCACAATCTAATCCACAAATTCATAATTTATACGAAGCATACAGACGTATGTACGAGTCAATGGGTGTACAACAGATAGATCAGATACTTCCTCCGCCACCACAACCACAACCAATGGACCCGGCAATGGAAAATTCACAAGTTTTAATGCAAACACCATTACAAGCTTTTGCTCAACAAGACCATATTGCTCACATTGAGACTCATCGTGCCTTTATGTCGTCGTATTTAGTAAAAAATACACCTAATATTATGGCATTATTGCAGTCACACATTTCTCAACACATAAGTTTTGTTGCTAGACAAGAGATTGAAGCTAAAAATACACCAATATTCCAGCAACAAGCTGCACAATTTGGTGGTCAACTACCTCCACAACTACTTCAACAGTTCCAAACGCAGAATGAAAGAGAAATTGCACAAAGAATTCGTGAATTAACAGAAGAAATGGTGGCAGAAGAGCAAGAATACTTGGAAGGTATGACTCAAGACCCACTAGTTACGCTTAAAAAAGAAGAATTAGGGTTACGTGCAGAAGAATTAGAGCTTCGTGCACAAAAAGATGGAGAGAAACAAGCTCTTGAAGAACAAAAAGCTGCAATAGGTGCACAACAGAACCAAGAAAAAATAGATAATGCAGATAAACATGCAACAATTAGAGAAGGAATATCACTTGCAAAGTTAGGTGAAAGATCTTAACTATGAATTATGGAAACTGCAGAAGCAAGAATACAAGAATACTTTACTAATCTAATGTCAATTGTTGATCAGTCAACAAAATCAGAAACAGATCAGTTATTAATGGCTGGAGCCATGATGGCAGTAGCAAAAACTTTGTATTACGAAAATTTAACAGAAAAAGATGTGAATCACATGATGGATGTTAATCTAAGAGACTTGATAAATCTTGTAAAACCGACTATACATTAGGCATGGCTAAAAAATTTCCAGATTTAACGGGTGATGGTAAAGTTACTCAAGCTGATGTTTTAAAAGGCAGAGGAGTTTTTAAAATGGGTGGTCTCGCTGAGGCTACTGCTAAATTAAAAGCAAAAGGTTTAAAAAAAGGTGGAGCATTGAGAAAGAAAAAATCTGTTAGAAAAAAGAAATCAGGTAAATTAGCTAAACGCGGTTACGGAAAGGCAAGATAATGAAATTTAAAAATGCAAAAATGACCGAGGTTCCTCAAAAAAATCCTTTTCCTACAACTAAAGTTGCATCAGATGCAGCGATAGTTTTCTCTCCTTTTGTTGTAAAACAAAACAAAGGAGCAGGGCCAAAAGGACAAACGAGTAATGCTCAGATTAAAAAAGTAGCATTCAAAGGCGTAAAGTAGTATACTTCGCGACTTTAACAAAGGAGGTTTCTATGAAACTTTTATCTGACTTATGGGCACACTTAAAAGAGTGGTCTGACTGGAGTATGAAAGACTGGATTAAAGCTGCAATAGTAGCAATAATCGTAATCGTAATTATAGGAGCAATATAAAATTTCATGTGGCAACTATTAGCTAAACCTTTACTTGGCGTCGTCGCAGATGGCGTCAAGGGTTTTGTCGAAACAAAGAAAGCAAAACAAGAATTAAAATTAACAACAATCAAAGCAACTCAGAAACTTAAAGAAGACCAGATTGCCGGTAAAGTTGCATGGGAGCAAAGTGCCGTTGACCAAATGAAAGGGTCGTGGAAAGATGAAGTAGCATTAATTGTACTACTTCTTCCAGCAGTTTTAGTCTTCACACCTTTTCAAGAACACATACATAAAGGGTTCCTCGCTTTGCAAGACCTACCGTCGTATTATCATAATTTGTTGTACATTGCGATTTCAGCGAGCTTTGGCATCAAGGCGGGATCAAGCGCAATAGGGATGTTTAAAAAGAAATGAAAAAGAACAAAACTAAAAAAGTAAAAAAAGTAATTAAAGGTTTAAAGAAAGCGTCTAAGACACACGCAAAACAAGCAAGAACTTTACAAAAAGTTATAAGGGGTAGATGAATCTAGAGAGATTATTAGAATCAGTTAAAAAACACGAGGGATATAGAAACAAAGTTTATCTAGATACACTTGGTAAGCGAACCGTGGGCGTAGGTCATCTTTGTGTCGAAGATTTTTGGGAAGACGATAAAGAATACGAAGAAAAATTCTTAATGGATATTTTACTTGACGATCTACAAGATGCAATAAAAGGAGCAAGAGAGCTAAAAGAAGAGCATGATTGCACAGATATTGATGAGATAGCTCAAGAAATAATTATTGAAATGGTATTTCAACTTGGCAAGAATGGTGTATCAAAGTTCCGTAACATGTGGAAAGCACTAAGTGAAAAGAACTATATTGGTGCTAGTTATGAAATGTTAGATTCAAAATGGGCCAAGCAAACTCCAAACAGAGCCAAAGCTATGGCAGATCAAATGAAAGCATGCGTCTAGAAAATTTTTTTACTTATTATAAAAATCAATTAATAGATAGACAAAAGGCGGTTGAAGAGTCTATACTAAGCGGACTCTGTAAAGACTGGGCAGATTATAAGTATTTGACTGGTAAACTTGCAGCACTAAATAACGAAGTACGGGAACTCACGGACCTGCTAAAAAAACAGGAGCTAGAAGATGACTAAACCAAAGATAATAGTACCCCAACATGTATGGGATGGCAAACAAGCAGAAAAAAAGAAAAAAGAATTAGAAAAACTTCCTACTCCAACTGGTTTTAGAATTGTTTTATTTCCATTAAAATTAGAAGGTAAGACAAAAGGTGGTGTTCTTCTCACCGATGAAACAATAGAAGAGTCACAGATAACAACAAATATATGTAAAGTTTTAAAAATAGGACCTAGTGCCTATAAGGATAAAGAAAGGTTTCCTGATGGTCCTTGGTGTAAAAAGGATGATTGGGTTTTAATTACTAGATATGCGGGTTCTAGAATTAAAATAGATGGGGGCGAATTAAGAATCATTAATGACGATGAGGTCCTGGCGGTCGTTGATGATCCAAGAGATATATTGCCAGCTAATATTTTATAAACATGGAGAACTCTATGCAGAATGCAAATGAAAAAATGGTTCCACTAGATGTAACAGGAGATCCTGTAGAAGTGGAATTAAAAGATGAAAATGAAAAAGAAGGGGCTGTTGCTGTTGAAGAAGAGCAAGTAGAAGAGCCTGTCAAACAAGAATCTGCTCCACTTCAGGAGGAGAAAGTTTCACGTGAAAAGG